GAGATCCTTCCCGCCCAGGAGGAGGGCGGCGGCGACGATGAGCGCGGCGGTGAGCATTAGCGACCTCGGAGGATCGGGAGGAGCTGCTCGATCGCTCCGGAGGCGATCGCCAGGACGAGCGACCGGACGGCCGGGCGGACGAGGATCCAGATCGGGAGCATCGCGAGCGGGATCGCGTAATCGGCGATCTGGTCGAACAGGCTCGCGGCGGCCTCGAGGACGAGCTCCTTTTTCTGCGGGCCGGTCATCCCGTCGACGACCTCGAGCGCCGAGGCCGAGACCCGGAGGAGACCGAGCATGAGCTCGCCGAACTCGGCCCAGGTGATCCCGTCCGATGCAGCGAGCCGCGCGGCCGCGAGATAGGCGGCGACCTTTTCCGCCATCGTCGCGAATGCGGAGGACTGCTCGAGCGGTAGCGAGGCGATCATCGTTTGCGTCTCCAGACGGCGGCGGCCGGGACCTCCCGCGATCGGCGGGCGCGACAGGACGGACATACGAGGTACTGGAGCTGGGTCTCGGGGCCGGCGCGATGCGAGCTCGAGACCTTCATCCGCGCCCCGCATCGACAACTAGCTGGAGTGCTCATGGCTCCTCATTCGGGCGACGGCGGCGGCCGCGGAGGCCCGAGCCCCGGCGAGCGAGAGCGGTCGGACGGACGAGCGCGGCTCGGCCGCGGGAATCTTCTCCGGGGAGTCGTCGATCCAGATATCGACCGCCAGGCCGAGCTCGTCGGCGGCGCATCGCTTTTGACGATTCGGCCCGCAGAGGATCACGGCGGCGAGCTCGGGGTAGAGCTCGCCGAACGCGAGCCGGAGCTCCTCGACGTTTTGCTCGGTATCCTCGCGCCTCGTGATGCACGCGACCCTGTGACCCCTCGAGATCGCGTCGGCGACGAATGCCCGCCACAATGCAGGCGCGGCCGTGAACGTCCCGTCATAGTCGAGCGAGATCGTGAGCCCCTGGGGACGGTCGGCGTGGCCGACGGTCTGCCGCGCTTCTCGGTAGGCGGCGATCGCTCGAGCCGAGACCGTGCTCGCGGGGTAGGCGGCCCGGGTCACGGCGGAAACGTCGAACAGGCCCGATGCCTCGGAGATCGTCCGCGTGAGCTCGCCCGACTCGTCCTCGGACCAGGACTCCCCGGCGCTCGCGACCGTGAATGCGAATGAGCTTCCGAAAATTGCCCGCGAGCGGACGAGAGTCAGAACCTCGGAGGCGGTCGGCGTGTCGACGAGCGTCGCATCGTAGCCCAGGCCGCGCTCGGTTTTCGCGAGCCGCAGGCTCCCGTTTGTCGTCCGAGCCAGGAGCCGGGAGTCGTCGTGATTGAATAGAAACGGGACGTCGAGCCCCGGGCTCGCGAGGACCCGGTCGAATGCCGTCGGCAGGAATACCTCTCGGAACCCTCCGAGGTCGAGGCTCGGCGACCGCCAGGGGGGCGAGATGCCGACGAGCCTGGGGGCGCCGTCGGCCCGCTCCTCGACCGCGAGGCATTCGGCATCGGACGCAATCGGGACGTAGCGGCGCTCGATATTCATCGTCAGGCTCCGGGGGCGGCTGGGGCGGGCGGCGCGACGGGGTCGGGGGCGGAGGCCCCGGCGACCATCGTCCCGGCGGTCGCGGCGTCGATCTGGGGGAATGCCGCCGTGATGACGGCGACGGCCGAGCTCGCGTCGAGCGTCCCGGCCCCGACGGCGGAGATGACCTCGAGGAGGCTCGTAACCTGGGCGCCGTTCAGCGACGTGTCGGCGATCGTGGTCGTCGTCGGGCCGGAGGCCGGGGCCGGGGCCGCGGGGTCCGCAGGCGCGGCGGGGTCGGCGGCGGGCTCGGGCTGCGGGGCCGCCTGGGCGGCGGCCGCGGCGAGCGTCGAGAAACCGAGCTGAACGTAGGTCTGATCGGCGGCCGCATCCTCGAGGAGCGGGAGATCCTCGAGGTCGCGGACCTCATTCGGCGAGATCGCGCCCATATTCCAGAGCGACCCGTAGAGCTGGGTACGGGCGGACGTATCCGCGCGGAGGAGCCCGCGGGAATCGAGCTTTGCCGAGAGGTCGTCGCCGAATACCGAGAGGATCGAGCGGTCGATCGCGGACTCGATTCGGCGCTGCCAGCTCAGGAGGCAAAAAACCTGCGCGGTCAAAAACTCCTGCTCGACCGTCGAATATTTCGCCATCGACGGATCACCGATGAGCGAGCTCGGGATCCCGAACGCGCGAGCGCATTCGGTGACGAGCGAGGCGCGCAGCGCTTGAAAACCGCTCGCCTCCTGGGAGTCGCCCGCGAGCACTTTGATATCGGACTTGGCGGGGAGGATCGCGCGCTTCCTCGGACCCCCGTAGGTCTCCCGCCACTGGCGGCGGAAATTGTCGGCGGCCTCCGGGGAGACGGTCTGGCTCGTCGTGACGACGACGTCGGGCCGCGCCATATTGTCCCAGTAGCTCGAGGCCGCGTTGTCGAGTTTGCGGGCGAGCGAGATCGAGGTCGCGCAGAGCTCGGCGGGGACCATGCCCAGATATCCGTTGTCGCTCATCCATCGGACATGGAGGATCTCATCCTGCCCGTACTCGACGCGGGTCGATCGGTCGGCGAGATACTTGTAGGACAGCGTCCCGTCCGACATACGCTCGACCGTCATTCGCGACGGATGGAGCGGGGTAAGCGCCGCGCAGAATCGGCCGCTCGGGCCGGTCTCGATTTTGAGGTACGAATTTCCGTAGAGGGCGGTATGGTGCGCGACCATCTCCCAGAGCTCGTAGGCGCTTTGCCATCCATTCGGGCGGCGCGAGAGGACGCGATAGACCGGGAGGTCGGAGGCGATTTCCTTCCGCCCGTTGGGGAGCGTCCGGACGACGCGGACCGGCATCGACGCGAGCGATGCAGCGATGAATCGGACGCATGAGAGGATCGCCGTTACGCGGATCGCGACCTCGGGCCGAGTGTTCTCGAATGCCTCGATCCCCCAAAATGGCGCGGTTAGCGGGTCGATCGATCGGAGATCGAGCCGGGCGGCGGCCGGTTTCCTGGGGGCGGCGGGCTTGCGGCGGGCGGGCTTTCGTGTCGAGCTCATATGACGGTTAGATCCCAGGAGTCGGCGGCGGCGTCGTCGTCGGTCATCGTCAGCGCGAGCGACATAATCGCGGCCATAGCGCCGTCGATTTTCTCGCTAGATCTAGCGCGGTCCGGGCGAATGTTGCCGTTGGCGTCCTCGGTTATTTGGACGTTGCCCAGGTTCCAGGTGAGGATCGGAGACCGCCACCGAATTTTCCGAGAGGCGACGAGCCCCTCGAGGAACTTCGACGGTCCCGTCAGGGATCCGATCGACTGGCTAATAGCATGAACCTCGATGCCCCCCTGTTGAAGTCGTGAGGCGATGCCTCCAAGGTTCCACGGGTCCGCGCCGATGCGCTTGATGTTGTGGCTCTCGGCATACGCGATGATGTCCGCCGCTACGCGGTCGTGATCGAGCCGAGCGCCGTCGACCGCCCGGAGCCATCCCTCGCGGACCCAGCGCGTGTAGGGGATCCGCGTTTTCGCCTCACGCTCCGCGATCGTGTCGGCCGGGACCCAGTAGATCACGTCGATATCGTGCGACCCGTCGGCCGCGGTGTAGCAGAATGCCGCCGCGGTCATGTCGAGCGTCGACGCGAGATCGAGGCCCGCGAGGCAGGCCCGGCCCTCGAGCGGCTCGGGCGGATCGGCGACACAAGCGCCGAGGGCCTCATGGGAGAACCATCTCGAGTCGGTCTCGGTCGGTACGTTGATTCTGTACCTGGCCCAGGCCGAGAGCCGGCTCGGGTTCTTCCGGGCCTCGAGCGCGTCGGCCGCGAAAGATTCCTCGGAGACCGTATGCCCCAGACTCGGGTTTGCCCGATACCATTCGTCGCGGTCAAACCATTTCGCCGGGTCGTCCGAGGCTTTCCAGATCCGCCCGAAAAACGCGGGGTCGAAACTGGGGTCGGCGGCGACGCTCTCGCATTGTTGCCAGAGCTGCCACCATAGATCCGCCGGGCCGCGCGAGAAACCGGCCGTCGAGATCGAGATCATGAGCGGCGAGCGCCGCGCCGCCCCGGCATAGCGGAGCGAATCGTATAGGCGCGTGTCGCGCTGGCTATGGGCCTCGTCCAGGAGGACGGCCGAGGCGTTCAATCCTTCGGCCCGGAACGAGTCGGCGGAGATGACGGTATAGCGCGAGCCGCTCGCCTTGTGCAGGATCGTATTCCTCGAGTCGATCACCTCGAGGACGCGCGAGAGCTGGGGCGAGGCCCGCACCATCGACGCGGCCTCGCGGGCGATGATCCCGGCCTGCTGACGATCA